TGGGCGTTGCCCGAGGAAGTAGTGGACAAACTCAGCACCGACATGGCCGCATTTCTTTACAAGCACAACACTCGAATGATTGAGGAGGACGTTGAGCCGTAATGATCGTCGAATTTACACCATCCGTTATCGCTGGCCTGCTGTTTACGGCGGTCGCGCTGACGATTTGGGGTTTGATTATCATCAAGAATCCGAATTTATGAACATCACCAAAGACCACTGGCTTGAAGGCGTGAAGCGTGACCGAATTGCGGGAGGATCGCCGATGCCTGTTCGGCGCTTCCTTGTGATCCATTTCACAAGCGGTGCCTCTGCTCAATCCTCCGTCAATTTCTGGAAGACGCCAGCGGCCAAAGGGGCTTCTGCCCACATCGTTATCGACCGCGACGGCTCAATCATCCAGTGTCGTCCCTTTAACGTAGTCTGCGGACATGCTGGCAAATCGAAATGGAAGGGTTTTGACGGCCTCAATTCGTGCTCGATTGGCATTGAACTAGCCAACGCTGGCGACGACGCCAAACTGGCTTCTAGGTGGACTAAACTGCCGCTGGTGAAAGCTCGCCACAAGAACGGCGGTCCTATTACGGAATGGGAAGCATATCCCGAGGCGCAGGTGAAGGCTTGCACGGAACTGGCCAAGGCGCTCGTTGAACGCTACAATCTCGACGATGTGATTGGTCACGATGATATTGCACCTTTACGCAAGAGCGACCCCGGACCCGCATTTCCAATGGGACAGCTTCGTGTGGCGTGCGGATTTCCAGCCGAAATCAAAGCATGACCCAAATCGAGCGCCTAATGCTGGACTTTAATCAGACCGCCCCACCCTGCCGACAGCACAAGGAGCGGCCCAAGATTGGCTACGACGGCACTTGGTTTATTGAGTGCGGTAAAGGCTGCTCCATGCACGATGGCGATAATGCCACGATCACGCCGATTATGGTTCGGTGGGTGGAGGAGATGAGGTAGGGTTAAGAGGTGACTTGCTGACGTGCATGAGCCACCACATCTCTTCGTTGGTCAGCCAACGGCACGCGGACATTTCCACGATACACCGCTCATGCGTTTCAGGGTGACACACCACAAAGCCCGTGATTTTATATCCTTGACGGCTCATAATAGATGCGGTCTTCATTGCGGTTAAATCAGCCGCCTGAGCGCCGCCAAGGACATTCGATAAAACTTGCGTTTCACTCATACCACCACCTTCTTTCCAAGCCTCTTAGGCTCTGCCTTGGTTACTAGATTCGTTTCCATGATGATTCCAGCCTCCGTGCCGTAGAACTTCACGGTGTATTCGCAGGCAATGCGATTGGCGATGTTCTTGCGGATTAACGGCGCTGCGCGATCCGGGTCAAACACGGTTTCGCAGAGGGTTACTAGGGCGTCCTCAATGGGTTCTTCTTCGTAGGTCATATCTTCGGTATAGCCTGACCAAACACTAGCTTCGGCTTTTTGACAACCACTTTCGGCAGTTCGATTTTAGGCTGCTGGATGTTGTGAGGAATGCGGTTCTTTGCCGACCACTTATGGAATGCCGTTGGCTGCATGGCGTCACCCGTGCATAGGCAAGAATTGTTCCACAAGGAACGTCCGGCAGCGTGGCAGGTGGGGCAGAGGTCAGGCATTGCTCTCAGGTATTTCTATCACCTTCACCAAAACCGAGTCCACGGAAAATCCGGGCTTATTCTCCATCGAGGACTTGATGGCTATTCCTCGCATCTCGTCCTCGTTTACGTCTTGGCAATAATGAAGGGAGTGTGATGTGAGCAGGTTATACCCATCCCTCTTTGAAAGTGATACGGATGCCATTGCTATTTTCATGACGCCACCTCCTCCGCAATCTTCGCCCACTTGCCCTTTTTAAGTTGCCAGACTTGAGGATGGAGGAAGGGTGCGTTGTGGATTTGGTGTTGATGAAAGTTTCCGCAGCCACTTTCGAGGCCAACTTGCTCAACGATAGACCAAATAGCGGGCCATCCATCAATGTTGCACCTTTTTCTGCCCTTTGGATTGGCGAAGATGCTACCTTGGGGTCCAAACACAAATCTCACACTTTGAGGAACCACCTCATGCTTCATCCCAATAGCCACAGCGTCGTAGCCATGTTTGGCGCAGAGGTCGAGGAGTTTTGTGAGGGTTTGGTCGGGTGTCATATACTTAACCTTACGTTTATTTATCTTCTCCGTCAACCACCTTATGCGGCGTCCACATCTCGCAGAGGCTATCAACCTCCGTGAGATAGACGAATGGATGCTTGGCCCGCGTCTCTCCGTCTTTTGGAGGGTCGGATGTGATTGGAGCCATGCAGATGTGTCCCTTGCAGACTCCGGCGCGGCCTTTAATGAGGCCTAGGTGGATGCAGGAGTGACAGGCATTCACATCTTTGGAAGCTCAATAGGCCCGTAGCACTCTCCGTTGAACAGCTCTGGAGCAAATGGGTATGCGTAACTATATCCTTCATTTCGGTAATACCAAACCGACCCCTCACCGTAAATGTGGGCGATAGCCACATATTCTCCACAACGCAGCGCATACAGGCCGCTTTTGAACGGGAAGTCGTGCCATTGGGGTTCGGGTTTCATATCTCCAACCTTACGCTTATTCGGAGGGCGAGTCAAGGGCAGTCACACGGGATGCAGGGCTTGCGCCATTGTTTCTTGGGGATTCGGTTTTAGTCTCCCACTTCATTGAGATTCTATCCAACTCTCTAATTTGCCTTTTGCGAAGATTGTTTGGAAACGCTTCCTTGAAGGATTGAACAGTTTCGAGGCATTTGGGTTGGTCCTTACACCACTCATTCCACTTAAAGTAAAACTTGTCCGCATTCCACCTGCCCTCAAACGAGGGAGGGTGAGCCTCAAACAGTTTAGCCACGGTCTTTTGTCTGGCCTTCCCTTTTCCACGGTGGGCGGTTGGACTGTGGAATTTCTCCCTCAAGAGCTTCCTGTATCGCTTGGCCTCCGCATCGAGATCGGAAACTTTTGTCTTTGCGTAGAACGGGAGTGTTTTCTTCAGTTTCATGCGAAACCTGCACATCACCAAATCAATAGCTTTGAACACAAAGACCTTAATGCCCCTCTCTCTGCAAAGCATTTTCTTTCTCACGTCACGCCTTATTTGAGCACTGGGCGATTCCGATAGGCCAGTTGAAAAGTAGTGCTGGTCGCCATTAAACTCAATGGCGATGTTGTGGTCTGGAAAGAAGAAATCTAGCTCCATCCCAAATAGCCAACTAGGTCTATGATTCTCGTAAAACCGAGACGGTGTGAGGGCTAGAATGTAGCGACGGCAGAGACTTTGGCCGTAGGATGTTGGGCTGCTTTGCATAAGTGACTATCAGGTATGGTGGAAAAGGAAAACGGGCACAGTTTCTCCCGGCTATTGCCGAAAGACCTGTGTGATTAAGCATCAGTATAAGGAGCCAATGAGGTTTCCGTAACACATGATTTCTCACACTAGGGCAGTCCACGGTTGATGAGCATATACAGACTGTTGCCCTAACGGTTTCTCCTCGGGGCATTAACCCGAACCATCGTTTTTACGCCGCCTTAACTTGCATTTCAGGGCGACACCGTTGTTTGAAGGCTGAATTGAGCACACTCCGGTATTCCATACGAACGGGAACGTAACCGGACTCTTGTGAAACCCTTTCGGGAATCCCGCTTTGAGGCATCACCCGTCTTGCGACTTGCTCTACAAGCGTGCGCTCAATTCAACCTTCGGAGAGCAGAGTTCAGCGGGCGGGGGTCGCTACTCCCTGCTTTTGTCTATCCGTCGCACCCGGTTTTCGCCATTACGCGGATTCTTGGGACACCTTAGACGGCAGCTATGCTTCTGCTAGGCAGCTAGACGCGACACGCGATATACGTTGGTGTTATCCGCTGAACTCTGCTCTCTACCTCTACCGGCTCCACGTTGCCCGCTCAGGGACGCTACCGATACCTATGTCGCGGGAGGTTGTTCCGCCAACACAAAGAGGCCGACTTGTGCAAGAAGTCGGCCTCAGAGCGGTTTGCTGTGGGCGGATCGCTCCTTGCACGAGCAAACCTATTTGGGAATAGGGCGACATTAACAACTTGCCCTCACCCGCGCAAGTGATATTCTCCGAAATTATGGCCAGCGACACGATTTTCCTTTGCCGAAAGAACGGCAGATTCTTCAAATACGACAACGTTTCGGCGGTGTCCCTTACCGGATCAACCACAGCCTACGCTGGCGTCACGGGCGATAATTCCACGGATGTAGTCACCTTTGCCGGTGCCACGCTGTCAGACGGCCTGCAAATCACCTTTACGCAGCTTTCAGGAGGCTCTAACCTCACTACGAACCGGGTCTATTTCGCCCGAGACAGTTCCGGCGCTACCTGCAAGCTGGCCGAAACCCTTGGGGGAGCTGCGATTGACCTTGGTACAGGCATCACCGCTGGCTACGCGATCATCCAACGGGACGAAATCCGAGTGTGGTCGAGCGAGTTTCGAGATATTTTCACCAACGGAGGCACGTTCTACGCCGATCACGTCAGCGCCGGGGTGACTTACTCCACAAATTCGACGTTTACGGCTGATGTGGCTGTTATTCCGGGGGCATTCGGAACGGGTCAAATCGGGGCTGTTGCCACTACTGCGCAGCCTACCGCCACCGACCTCCGAGCCTCAGTCTCCGACGAAATCAACCATCAGCCCCTCCGGCAGACCTTCCTCGCTCGCACGCACTGGATTTTCACTATTGAGAATGGCACCCCTGCCTCTCTGGCCGCTGAATGGCAGACTGGCGATGTGATTGCTCCGTATCCCCCGAACACCGTCTAATGGCCTCGAATTTCCAGCTACTTCCGACGCCAGACCCGAACGAGTTCATGTTCTCGGTGTCGGTGCCTGACCAAAAGATCAACCCTGAGCTGTTCCTGTCGCCCGAGAAGCCCATTTTGCAGGCCGGGGTGACTCGCTACAAGGAGTTCCTTTGGGCGGTCAACGGCGAGCGCGCCAATGAGAAATGGGGCGATTACATCTATGTTTCGTGCTCCAAAGGTGGCGCTGGCTCCATCTCCTTCCTGTTCGGCAAATCAAAGACCGAGAACTCCAAGGATGGTCTAGGCACCAAGAACAAGCCCTTCAAGGTTTTCCCGGACACGCAGAACTACACTTGGCCTGCGGTTCTACTCGACCTCTACGCCATCGAGACGAATGCCTTCCCGCTGGCTATCAATAACGGCGCATCCATCGTCACCACGCCGCGCATTCTGCCGCGCTACAAGTTCATTCCAGAGGTCAACTACAACTCGACGATCATCGTCCGACAGTTCCTTTCTCCGACGCCGTGGAGCGAAGCTGACCTGACGCATGAGCAGCCGGTGCCTACGGATGTGAATGGCTCCTACATCGGCGTTTCCATGGACTTTGTTCGCTGCCTGCATCCCACCGTTGTCTTTCCCGAGCAGCAATACACAGCGGAAATCATCGTTGGAGTGGGCGTTCAAAACCCTCCTCCGGGGCGCAACCCAAACAAGACGATCATTCCGGCCACCAATTTCATCGACTGGGAGAGCTTCATCCTCCGCGACACGCAGCAGTATGTGAACGGCATGTGGCTACGCGAGCAGGTAGAAATCTTCCCGCCTCCGCAGCCCGAAGAGACGATCCAATGATTACGACCGCAAACGGCACGTATGGCCCCGATGCCAGCCCGTATCAGTCCGCTCCCAAGGAATACGGAGTCGGAGGCTTGATTGCGAACCGCCAGCGTGGGTCTGACCAAGTTACTATTCGACAGCAGGCTAGGCCGGTGGTGAGGATTGATAACTCGTTTGATGCGACGCCTTCGTTGCAGGTGGTGCCGATTCGAGCTGGCACCTACATGACCTTCTCGTTTGGAGGGGCTAGTTATACGGCGCAGGTTAGCAATGTGAGTGAGACGAATCCGGTAGCCCCTCCTTCTACGTCGGCATCTCCATCCACATCGGCTTCAACATCTCCATCCACATCAGCATCGCCATCTGTTTCAATCTCTACATCGGTTTCGATCTCAGCATCAACCTCAGCGTCCATCTCTCCGAGCATTTCTCCGACCGCTTCCATTTCATCATCTGCAAGTTCTTCGGCCTCTATTAGCCCATCGTTGTCGATGAGTGTGTCTCCGTCCATATCTCCAAGTATGTCAGCAAGCCCATCGGCCAGCGCATCACCAAGCCCGTCTCCGGGGCCTTGATATGAAGTTCTTGTTCGTAAATTCAAAAGAGAACTACGCCTCTAAAATCAAGATGGTGATGGATTCGTGTTCATCATCTGGATTGCAGGTAGATTTATGGAGCGATGAAAACAAAGACGGCGTAGTTCATAGGGCTATAACCGATGGGTATTCCGCCCTGATTCACAGGAATGAACACGGGAGGCTGTTTGCAGACGGTAGCTTGCCTTGGATTAAGCTGGCAATTCAGGCTGGAATCCCAGTTCTAAGCACTGATTTTGGATACTTGGATCACTACAAGACCTGCATGTTTGACTTTTATCGCAGGACAGACTTGTCTTCTGGTATTCACGATGAGTGGGCCAGTCTTCCAGACAAAGTGGACTGGCTAAAGGCACCCAAATACATTCGCCAATTCAGATCACATTGTTTGGAAAAAATAGCCACGGCTGATGGATCAAGATACTTTGGCAAGGTTGGCGTATGGATGCAGTGGAACACCAAATTGCTCAGGCCCGAGCTTGGTGTCATGCAGCAGCATGAATGGCTGAATTTGGTTTGCGCGAAAATCAGGCAGATTGGACTTGAGCCAGTGGTCAAGATGGGAATCGTCAATCATTCCGAAATCTACAAACAGACCATTCCGCACGTTGATCCGGGTATTCAGTTGGTGTGCGATAAACCAAAGGTATCTGGAAGTAATGAGAGGGCGTTCTATGACAAAAATGCCAACTGGAATATGCTGGCTGGGTGTCAGTATCACGTCATTATTTGCTCGTCAGTTTCTCATCTAATGGTTCTAACTGGACGCCCCGTAATAGCCACTGGGCAGTCTTGGTTCAACGCTCTTAATGTTTTCCAAGAGCCTGTCGAATGGCATTCACCGCTTGTTAAGCCGGTTGTTGATAAGAGGGCTAGATCAAAGTGGATAAACTGGTGGCTATCAAGACAATCTCAATGGGGCGGAGCAGCAGAGAAACTAATCAACACTTACCATGCAGCCAAAAAACATTTTGACCATACGGCATGAACTCTTGAATAGAGTCATGAACTGCGAGCTTCAATGCCACTCAAAGCAAGAGCTTTGGCACGCATACCTTTCCTATATCAAGCCACTCGACGTTTGCTTGGAGTTTGGCGTAGCTACCGGAAGGTCAATAAATTGCATGGCGGCAATGCGCCCAAGAACCAAGTTTCACGGATTCGACTCTTTTAACGGCCTACCTGAGAACTGGGGTAGGGTCGAAAAGGGCCGCTTTAAGTGCAATCACAAAAAGATCAAGTTTCATCCAAATGTTGAGCTTCACATCGGCCTTTTTGATGACACTCTGCCCACCTTTATTGGTGACGCATCGCTGGATGCGCTCAGAGGGGTCCACATTGATTGTGACTTGGGCAGTTCAACAAGAACGGTCCTTAGCCTTCTCTCGGACAAGATCATCGAGAAAAAACCAATGCTTCTGTTCGATGAGTTCTACAATTACTCAGGATTTGAGGATCATGAGTTCGGGGCATTCTCTGAATGGTTAGAAAAGACCGACTGCCAATATCGGGTCGTTGGAAGAGACGTGCTTCACAAGCAGGTCTTGGTAGAGTTGCTGTAAGGCTACTTAATATGCGCCCACGCTTTTCTCGAAACCACATTAGCAATTGCTTGCTGGCACATGTCAAAATAAGCGGCGATTTTGGATTGCGGCATCCCAACCCGGCTCATCTCTCGAATTTGCCTAACCTTACACTCATCCAGCTTCGATTGTGGCAGTTGATTTCCTTTAGCTGGATTTGATCTTCCTTTTCTTACCCTATCAGCGGTATTCTCGGCATTTGTTCCAAGAACCAAATGATTCGGATTTACGCATGAGCGATTGTCGCATTTATGCAAAACCTGCATTCCGCTGGGAATTTCTCCATTATGAATCACCCACGATAACCTATGGGCACTTGTGTGTTTATCTTTGATTTTCACTTTGCCATATCCGTCAGGAGCCAAGCTGCCGCTCCATAGCCAGCATTTATCTAAACCTTGGTAGTGAACATTCTTTTGATCGGGCAACGGGCCAACATTATTTTTACTCCAAAAGAACCTGATAGCTTCGTGTGTGATTTGTAGGGACATGATTGTTGTTACAACAACTACTTTCTTCAGTCAATGACTTTGTGAAGACCTTCAAGCCAGCCTCGAAGAAGCCCTCCGCCGTATGGGGATTCCTTTCGTTCCTTGAATTAAGCCGCAAACAACTCCGCCAGCCCCATGAACCGTTTCTTTAGCGGATTCGTCTGCTTGCTGCCGTAGTTCCCCGGCTTGTCGATGCTGCTTAGGCCGTGCCGTTCGCGGCAAAGGTCAACGAGGATAAATGCCGAGTCTCCAACGTCAGGCGAGCGTCCAATGCGCTTCTTCATATCCACCTTGGACTCAACCCTGATGCGTGATCCACCATCCTGCGCCTTGGTATCCTTGTATTTGCGAGAGACTAAATCCTCCGCCATTTCCTTCGTGATGTTGCGCAGTTGATCGCAGCGAATGAGTTCTTTGCCCACGCTCCAAATTTCGCTAACTTTTGACGCGAATCGAACGCTGGATTTCTCGCGGTCAGCAGCGGACACTGGCCTATCGGAAGCCTTACCCCCAAAGTCCACGCGAAGGAACCCATTCGACCACTTCGACCAAATGGCATCGGAGAAAGTCTTGCCACCACCCGCACTGCTATCAACTCCGAGATTACTTATAGCAATTCCCTCCCGCTGACAAATCTCTTTCAGCTTCTCTACCATCTGCGTCGTGCGGTCCACGTCCTTGCGCGTCACGTCCTCATCTAGCTCGATGTGCTTCTCAAAACGTAGGCGCTTCTTGCCGTCAACGCACAGGCCAATAGACCCGATGGTGAGCACAGACTTATCCCCGCCCGTCGTGTGCGAGATGTCAAAGCCAGCTACCTTTGTAGGCACGCCTTGCCAGACGCAATCGGCAGGCACGCGAAGGAGTTCACCGGGCGAGTAGATCGTTTCGTCATCGCCATCCAGAAGGAAGGCTCCTAGCACGCCTCGCCAGTATGCGCGGGAGTTCATGCCTAGACGCTCTCGTTTGTCTTTAAGCGCCTCCCTCGTCATCAGGAACGAGTAGATCGTCCGACCGTAAATGATGTTCGGTGAAGTTTCGATGTTCACACGGCGAACGAACGCGCCCTCACCTTCCCACGAATCCCATGCCGGGTCGTATTTCTCCCAGCCTCCGTCCTTCGGCTTGCAGATTTCCCCAAAGTTGTCGAACGGCGTATTGGCGTTTGCCAAGGCGATGAGCTGATAGTTCGGGTTCTGCGTCAAGTTTTCCTCGAAGGCATTGCGGATGGCGACACCAAGCTCCGCAGCCTCATCCATAATCACGATGATCTTACCACCGGGGCCGTGCTTCTGACCTCGAATGGCGCGGCTAGACTCTGCCTCCTTGGACTTCTCGCAGGCGAACAGGCGAATGCCGAACTTGTCGAGAGTCTGGCCCGTTTTCGTGTCCACCGACTTGATGCAGTGGCCGGATGAAATCAGCTTGCCGGGAGGTGGCGCTATCATCCCTGAGAAGAACTTCGTGATACTCCCCCAAATGCGCCCGTCCGCGTCCTTGATGGTCGTGGTGTTCACCAGAATCACGTTCGCAAACGGATTAGCCAGCCACCAGACGAGGGCATAGACCGCGAAGAACTCGGTCTTGCCGCCAGAGCCGCCAGACGTGACGGCGTAGCGTTTGTGCTTGAAAGCGTCCTTAGCGTATTGAATGGCCCACGGATGCCAGATGAACGGCGTAGGCGAATCCTTGTAGTTCCAGATCAACTCCACGGCGTTCATGAAGTGCCGCCATGCGGGTAGTCCTTTCTCGTTCTTTGAACCGTCTCGGTGGCGCTGAGAACCAAACCGAAGCTGCATCAGCAAAAGCTCGACTTGGAGCTGGTTTTTAGCTCCTAGATTTTCTCGAAAGCCCCATACGTTCAGCGGCCCTTTGGAGAACTGGACAACGTTGGATTTTGGAGGCGCTTTGGTCATTCAGGCATCGTATGTGCGAATTAACGTAAGGCAAGACTTGATCTTGAGGTGGGATTGGCGTAAGGTTGAGATATGAGGCTGTCAACACGGCCATTTAATACACTATGAAAGCAACCATAATGACAATTACGCCTGAATGGGCGCAGAAGATTCTCGACGAGAAAAACGTGGGCAACCGCGCGATGAACAAGCATCACGTAGCCGTTTTGGCAAAAGAGATGAAGCGCGGCAAATGGAAGGTCAACGGTGACACCATCTGTTTGAATGAAAGCAGACTTATTGACGGCCAGCATCGTCTAGCTGCTGTGGTTCTTTCCGGCGTGACCATTCAATCATTCGTGATTGATGGATTGTCTTCGGATGTCTTTGACACAAAAGATGTGGGCAAACGCCGTGGAGCAGGCGATACCTTGAGTGTCCGTGGCGAGCAAAATTCTCACCGACTTGCGGCGGCTCTAGTTCAGATCGACAAATACTTTACGGGAAGGTCTGACCTGTCCATCGCTTATTCAAACACGGAGGTCGAGGAGCTTTTGGAGAAGTATTCAGAGGCGCGAAATTCAGTGCAAACATCGTTTAAAACCAAGGGCTTGATACTTCCATCCGTGTTAGATGCCTGCCACTATCTATTCAGTCGCAAAGACCCAGCCCTCGCAGAGGAGTTTGTGGAAAAAGTTTTGAACGGAACCGGTCTGGAAGAGGAAAGTCCTTGGTATGTATTGCGAGAAAGGCTTGTTGCTAACTCGCTGTCAAAAGCAAAGCTGACTAAGCCGTATATGATGGCACTTTGCATCAAGGCTTGGAACATCGCTAGGCGCGGAGGTAAGGCCAAGTTTGTCCGATGGCGCGAAAAAGGCGATGCTGCTGAACAATTTCCAGTTATTCAGTAGTGGACAAACCCTAAAATTCCCGATTGCCCTCTCATTTCTATGGATAAACAAGAAAATCAGGCCCAAAAACTCATGGAGGTAATTCAAAGCGCCTCCGACGACTTGGACAAGTATCACTCCCTAACGGATGGTGAGCATACATGGAATCCGTGGCCTTACTTTCCAGAGCTTAGGGACAGTATGGCAGACGCTATCTGCTCTTTAGATAAGGCTCTCCAAAAGATTCGTCGAACTAGACCAAACCCTGAAAGCGTCAGCATGGGACCAAACTGGGTTGAGCGAATCAGCATTAATGATCCACGCTTGAATTGGGATGTTAAGCCGCCGCTAGTCACCATCAATGGCCTTGAGTATTATTTATTGAGACAGTATGTGGCCAACCCATCGCTTCAGATTATACAAGAAGGCTCAAAAACGCTCACTCCAGTTATGGATATGGGACGCGCCCTAAATCCAGAGATATTAGATTTCATCTTTCAATCAATGAGCTTGGCGGGACGCGGGCTGAACGAAAAGTTTTTTCAGATGACAATCTTTTCAAGCCTAAAAGACACGAACAGTGCAATATCTGATTATATTGAAGATAGAAAACGGGGGGATTTTCGTGGCTTTTGGAGGCGTAAAGAGGGGGCGCAGATCGGAACAATACAAAAAGAAGTGCTTCCAGAAGAAGTTCATTTCCCATACGTAACGAAGTTCCTCCAGACGCCCAAATTCAACCTGATTGATGGCCTCTGGCACCCAGCAGAGGATGGCGAATACGAAGACGTGTTCTGCTGCATGGAAATGGTTCCATTTGCCTGTTCTATTCGGTTTAAATCGTTCTTGCCAGCCTGATTCTAGGCATTAGAATCGAGTCCAAATGAGCACTGGACTCACCGTAGCGGACGCGAGAGCCGCACTTTATGCGCAAGTTGACCCGTCCGACCCTACGACGGGGCAGTTTTTGCCGTATTTGAACCAAGCGTGTGAGCGCATTATCAACTCAGGGAATTGGAAGAACTCTTACGGAAGGGTCGATTTTCAAGCCCCTACCGGCTACATTACCCTTCCTCGCCGTTGGGAGTCCATTATCGGCGTCACCCGAGTCAATTACCCGACTGGCGTTTATCCCCGGATGATCGAGTTCATGACCTCGGGGCCGGGGTATTTTGATGATACTGACATCGACCTCAAGACCATCATCGACCAATCGGACGTATGCACTCAGGAGGTCCAAGAGGAAGCTGGACTTATCCGTCTGACCATCTCGAATCCAGACGATGCTGGCCTGATTTGCCGCATTTACGGCTATGACGCAGGCGGAGACGAGCTTTTTGACAGCGATGGACTGGCTGGAAAGAACCTGACTCTGGCTAATCCGACCGTCACCGGAACGGACGAAATCTTCATCACGCAGATCGTCAAGCCTCGCACCAAGGGCACTGTAACCATTTCCTCGGTGACAAGTGGCACTCCGACTGTCCTTTCGGTTTACGAGCCTAGCGAGACGAATCCAATCTACCGCCGCTACAAGACCGGAACGATGGTTGCCCGCGAGGACGGCAAGCCGTGGCTGCGCTGCATCTGTAAGCGTCGTTTTGTGCCAGCCGTAGCTGAAACTGACCTCATCTGGCCTGACAACATCGGCGCTCTAAAGCACGCCCTGATTGCCGTTCGCCTAGAGGACCAAGGAGCTTACGAGGAGGCTCAGGCCGACCAACGCTGGGCCAAGTGCTACGAAATCCTCAACCAAGGGCTAAAACAAAATCGGGGAGCAATTCGCCCGACGATGCCCTTTCATTTCCCTCAATCCGCAGGCTCAACTCTCCAGACCCATTGATCTATGGCTACACCGTCTCCCATGAACAGTTTTAGCGGCAGCAGCCTCCAGAGGGCGCAGGCTGGTGCTTCTCGTCCATCGCAGCTAGACATGCTGAATAAAGATCGCGATCAAGGTCCGGGCAGCGCGGCATTCAAAACCCGTCAAATCGCAGACCCCGGTTCTTTGGCTATTTCCCAGCGTCCGGCTACAAAGGTGGGGCGCTCCTCAATGGACCCTACTCGACTCGCTGAACAGGCTTTCCGCCGCACTCGCGACCCGATGCAGCGCCTCCAACTTGGGATGATTCGCAGCAACCTCATGGGGCCACAGGAGGATGAGCTAGACACTCTCTCCACTCAGTCCAAAGAAGCAGGAACGCCTCCGCAGGGTGGATACCTCGGTAATACCTCAAGTGCAGGAACGAACGCGGTCACGAACTCGTTTATGGGCAACAAAAATCCAGCCCTCTCAGGTTTCTTCGGAATGGCTAAGGCTCCATTTCGAGTCCTTGGAGGATTATTCAACAATTCCAACCAGAACCGCTAATTATGTCATCTCCAAATCTAGACAGCTCCAACGTTCCAAGCACCAATTCATCAAACATCCTCGACCGATTGCTCGACATGAGCGGACGCAAGCGCGCTTACGCAGAGGCTTCCGCTGCCGTAGCTGGACGCAAACGCGAGCAAGAGGAGCAGGGATTGAGGTCTTATGCTCCGAATGACGTGACCAAAGTGGCTGATGAACTAAGTATGAGCTTACATCGTTCTAATCTACACGATGCGTATGGAGCCTTTTTCCCAAATCTAGGAAAGCATTTACATAAATACTACAGCGAAGATAATCTTTACGATAGAGTTCCATACGAAGAGCGCAAAAAAGAGGAAGAATTGGCGGCTAGGCAAGATTTGCAAAACGCACAGATCACTCGACGCCCAAGCGGCGGAGTCATCGTAAGAACTCCAGAAAAAGCTATTGTCACTAGCAGATATGGCACTGGCGTTGCCCTTCCAAAAGCAACTGGGGAAAAGACAATCGAAGGCATTCCGGCTGCGCAGTGGTATGCTCAAGCTGCCGCGAGCCAAGGTGCGAATAATAAGTTCGCCACAGCACTTCCAACCGGCAAAAAGGACGAGCTGGGCCGTGAAAAGTTCCGTGGTATTGCTTTTGAGGACTCCGATAAGATGAGTCCCGAGAAGCAGAAGGCTCTCATCTATGAGGCCATGAACCGCAAAAAAGCCTGATTTATGCCCGTCACCTTTCTCCGCACTCCTGCTGACTATTTCGGCATCCAAGAAGCGCCCGCACAGCCGCTCTTTCAGCAGACTCGCGCTTTGGCCGACCCTGCGGTGCAAAATCAGCTCAACTTTCAGGACCAGATCACGGCACTACGTCAACAGCGACCACTGGCCCGCACTCAGGCCATCCAGAACGAGTATAACGCCATCTTTGAGAATGCGAATCGCCTACGTCAACAGCAAGAGGCGGCAAAGCAGGCGGAACAAGCTGTTGGTGCTCTTGTTGGCATTGCTGGCGACCAGCCCGACTACCTCGAAAAGAAACGAGCGATTCAGTCTCAATTCCCGATGGCCGCGTTGGATCAACGGGTTCAGTCTCTTTTCAACGACAATGACCGCATTTACACGGCTAGGCAGAGTGTGGAGGCGCGGCGTCAAGAGGAGCGAGAGCGTCAAGCAGCCGAGCTAACCGCTGCTGGTATCAAGGACGTGAACGAGGCTTACCGAATTGTTGACCAAGGATTGCCTGCTGTTGGTGCCGCGAAGTATCAGTTGGGCGGTGGTGGAGAAAATGCACGCCTCAAGATGATTAAGTCCGGCTTGGACATTCTGGCCGAAACGCTCAAGAATACGCCGGAGGAGATTGAGGAATCTGAGGGTAAATACGTTCCAAACCCCGTCCGAAAGACCCTCCTCGACAAGTATTCCCAGTATTCCACCGAGTATCAGAACGGGTTGGACCGTGCGCTGTTCCCGCAGGTTAAGGCTGCTGCTGGTGGCGCTGGTGCCGTCGCCGTCGCCGAAACTCCAGCACCGGCCAGCTTCCGAGATGCGATGAGCAAGAGCCAGACGGACGCCAAAGAGGTATTGAAGGTGGATCAAGCCGAAGTTCTCAGGGATTTGGATGATCCTGCCGCCGATGAAAATACCTTCATGATGGCGATTCAAGACCCAAACACCTCCTTCGAGGTGAAGAAGAAGGCGGCTGAACGCATGCGCCAGATTGCGGACAAGCCGAAGAAAGACCCCTCTTTGAGCCGCAGAGAAGTCGATGATCGTAAATCCCGCCTTATGGAGATGGCGAGCCAAGCTGAGAAGCAGGTTCGGATGTACCCAGAGATTCAGAAATACCGCAAAGCGTGGTCTGACGAAAAGGCTAAGGTGGAGGGCTGGATTCGCGAGTATGCGGACTATATGGGGTATGATCCCGACAACCTGCGTGTTTCTCTGGCGAGGGATGAAGTTATAATCCCTGACCCGGAGAACCTAGTTACCGAGCGAGGCGAGTTCGAGAAGTTCATCAAAAAGAAATACGGCGATGTGCTTTCTAAGCCCGCTGAACGTCTGGAGCCATTCAAGACTCGGGAGTTTGCGAAGGAACTCGGGATGGTTCCATCAGTGTCTTCTATCCTAAAAACCCCGGCCCCTCTCTTGCTACTCTCGCCGAGGTTTGCGGGTAGCAGCAAAACCTACGGAGATGTTTTGGACGCATACCTCGAAGAAATCAAAAAGCCTGTTGCCGCAGAATCGGCACAGGGTAATGTTACTTCGACGCCGAAGTTGGCCGCCAAGAATATCAAAAGAATCACTCCTATATCTAACCCTGCCCCCCAGTAGCCATGCCTCTATACCTAGTAGAACTTGAAGACGGTAGCAAGTATCAGGTAGAGGCGGACACCCAGCCAACTCCAGAAGAGGTTCAGGGTTTTTTCGCGGAGAAGGAAGAAAACAAACCCTTCTTCGACCTTTCCGAGACGCTTGCTGCAACGGGTAAGGCTTTCACCTCCCTTGGAACCACTCTGCCTTCAGCTACTTCTCAGGCGTGGTCAGGCCTAGATAGCCCATGGAAACGCGGAGAAACAAGTCTGCGTCGTCAGGAGGAAATGAAAGCCTTGCAGGAGGAGCTTGCGGCCCAAGAGCAAGAGGCAATCATTTCGGGCGACTCTTCGGTTGTTTCATCTGCCATTCGCGAGGCCACCCCCTCTCTTGGCTTCTCTGCGTCCACACTTGTTCCGAGCCTTATCGCTGGCGCTGGGACAGGCTTGGCTACCCGAAATCCAAGGGCGGCGATGGCTGCTGCTGCCGGGACTTCCTCACTCATGGCCTACCGCATGGCTGGTTCACAGTTCCTTGATGACGCCCGCGACCGCATCAACGCCTACTTTCAGGAGAATTTCCAACGTTTGCCGAATGAGCAGGAGCAGGAAGAGGCTTATCAGGAGCTTCTACCTCTTGCTCGCAAGTTTGGTGCCGCAGAAGCAGCGCCGGAAGCACTTGGAAACTTAGTCCTTGGTGGTGCTGGAAAGTATATCCGTCGAGTGCTTGGTGGAAAAAGTGGTATTACCGAACTTGCCTCAAACGCCCTCAATAAGGTAACTGGCGCTAAGGCTGTGGCGGCTGGCGCTGGCGCTCTTGGCGGTGAAATCCTCACAGAAGGTATTACGGCTGCGGAGCAAGAGCGTCCCATGCAGCAATTCGAGGAGGGCACCATGAAGGGTGTCGCTCCAGAGGATGTTGTCTTACCTGAAAGAACGCTCGCTAACTATGTCGAGGGAATGGAGGAAATGGCACTTCCGACTACGGCGATGACCGGATTGATGGGGCTTGCTGGACTTGGCCCGTCCGCTGTGTCCGCTGGCCTACGTCGCCTTCGTTCTCCTGCCTCACCGGAAGCGCCAAAACCCACCGATCCCGGCATTGTCGCCGCTGAAAATCTCGTTGCCGCCACAGTAGATAATCCAGATGCACAAGACGCCGCAGCCACCGCAGCAGACATCATCGCTCAGAACGAAGCCTTCGTTGATAGCATGCCGCCGCCACCATCTAAGCCAGCAGTTCAGCCTGTCGAAGAGGTTGAAGAGGCTGGGGCGGAAGTAGCGCCCGAAATGTCAGTGCTGGAAGAAATTCCGGTCGAGGAAACACCTTCGCTGCCTGAGACGGGCCCACCCGTCGTGGATCAAGAAGCCCCCGCCGTGACGACGGTTCAGGCAGCACCAATTCAACCCACAGCCCCATTTGCATTTGCGCAACCAATCACCCTATCCGGGACGCCGACGCTCGCTACCGAAGGCATGCCAACGTCGCGATACGTGGGCACTACTTCAATCCCAAGCACAGATGAGCAACCAATACAAATTCAGAGTGGTTTTCCAGTCAAGGTGTCAGCCGAAGGAACGGAGCCGTCCGTATCTGATACTTTTCAACCGTCCGCAATGGACGACTCCAAACCCGAACAAAAAGACTACGATCAAGCTGTCTTAGAGGAGGTCGAAAACATCGTCGGGAATACGCTGTCTTTCAAAGACTGGCGAAAAGAAAACCCGCGCCCGCAGAGAACTGCTGAGTGGAAAGAGTGGCTTGACTCTGCCAAAGAATACTTGTGGAACCGGGTGTTCTGGGAGAAAAGCATACCTACCGACTGGTTATCGGCTGCTGCCGACATCCCTGAGTGGTTGTTCAGGCACGGGTATGTCAAGCAAGGTGATTCGATGGTGATGATTAAAAGCCGGAGGGGGTCTTATACACCTCCTTTGGCATTTGGGTCGGTAACCGAAAATCGTAGAGCTTGGAAGCAAGGAATTTTGGCGGACGAAAGAAATGAGATATTCGCTAAAGCGAGAAGTAGGGTTGACTCTTTCCTATCTAGGGTGGTCAATAAGGCCGCGTGGGAAGATCAAAAGCCAGTTTCCGCACGTCTTGTATCTAAGTTTCAAATCACCCTTCCCGAAGGCTACGTCAAGCAAGGCGACCTCTATGTATTCCAAACGGGGGCAACTGGCGAACCAGTTCAGGCAGCACCTTCTGCTGCACAGGCCGTGAAAGCGACCGCCCCCGGAGCTGTTTCCAAGACTCTATCTGAAGATGAGATTGAAGCATTGCGCGATGTTATCAATCTAAGAAAGCAGCGTGGTCAAAACACATCCGATCTTGAGGCTAAACTGGCCCAAGCATCGCCATCACAAGCGCCTGATTTTATTGAACTTAATCCAGAGACGCCATATCACCCATTCATTTCTGAAAAACCACTTCTTCCAATTAAAGTTGAAGTGTCAGATAGCGGACTGAGAACAGTCAATGCGTCAACTAAAGCTCTTGAAAAAGAGCGGGCATCATTAGTCAAAAAGAAGCAGAAAGCCAAGGGGGCTAACGCAATCGCATTGGATGCGGATATTTACGCAGTTGACAAGGCCCTTGCCGAATTGGGCAGGGTTGGTCGAGAACTGGAGCAATATCTAAGCAAAAAACTTCCCCAAACCACAACGGTAGCCACAAACGAAACCGCCCCTCCCTCGGCTAAGGGAGAGGCGGTAGCCAGTGCTAGTTCTAGCCTCACTGGGGGTCGATCCAGTGAGTTGCCGCCAAGTGAAACACAAGAAACGCAGCCGTCAACTGGGGAAATTCCCGTGGCTGAACGGGATGCCGACTCCATCATCGGCGCTTTGGATGTCATGCGGAATCAGTTCCGCGATCAAGCTAAGGTCAAGCGCACGCTGGACGATGAGGTTGGTCGCCTGCCAAAGGCCAAGCTAAAAGAAGTGGCTGATGCACTTGGCGTCAAGGCTACCAAGGAAGAGGTTGTTGCCAGCATCATGTCTGAGCCTACTCGAACCGAGAAGGTGATGGCTGACATTTACGGCAAGGAGGAAGAAGAGGCAGAGCAGCGCGAATCCTTCAAGGAAGAGCGTAAGCGTGCCCTCGACTCCATCACGGCCAAGGATAAGCCTCTTGATGAGCACCCCGAAGTCACTCGGCAGGACGTGAAGTTCGCACAGCAGATGGTGCAAAAAGAGGTGCCCGCATCTGCTTTGGCTACCGTAACGACTGCGGAAGAGTTCCTTGCGAACGCTGCCCTCACAAAGGCTTTCCCCGACATCGCCGCTGGCCTACGCGCTGGTCGAATTGAAGGCGTTTTCATCTCGTCCGGCCATGTGTTCCTCTTCCCCGAGAACATCATCGCCCGTCAAAGCGACATCAAAGCAGCGGAGGAGCTTGGCATCCCAGTCTCCGTAGCCGCAGCCCGTCGCGTCATTCTCCACGAAAGCCTTGTTCACTTTGGCTTCGCTGGCTTGACTGAGAATGAGCAGAACTGGCTAATCGACTGGGCTAAACGCAACTCCACGGAGACTGACATCGCTGAAGTCCTGCGTAAATACCCGCGTGAGTCCAACGAGGATCAAGCCACTCACATGCTCCGTGCATTCGAGGAGCGTCTGGCTGCGATCATCGAGAAAACTGGCAAATGGCCCACAACATCCGCATGGCAGGAGCTTAAAGCATTCCTTCGCCGTTTGTGGAACCGCATCATGGGCGTGGCAGATACCAAGCCTACCGACAAAGAGCTTCTGAACGTCCTCCGCATGCTTCAATCTGGCAGTGAGCGCATGCTTGAAAAGAGCTTCGCCAAGACCGGGCTGGGCGGGAATGTGAGGCTTGCTGGTGGGCAATTTTTTAGAGGGTCGATTCCTCTCCCGATGGGTTCGCGCATCATGCCTGATGGAGCTGCGCTAATCCCGCCTCAAAGCAACCAATCATTCAGGGCCAGTATTAACGCCTACCACGGCACGCCGCACAAGGTCGATAAGTTCACGACGGCAAAAATCGGCACGGGCGAGGGTGCGCAGGCTTACGGCTGGGGGCTTTACTTTGCGGAGAATCAAAATGTTGCTTCCGGCTATAAAGACAAACTGGCAAGGGTCACGGGCTTCATTTCTCTCAAGAACGGGGATTTGATCGGTGAATGGAATCAGCCGCTTTACGATCAGATTCTTGATCTGCGAAACGATCTCTATTCTGCTGGTGATGGCGCAGAGTTCGACTCGAAATATGAGACGCAATTTGAAGGCAACCTCTACACCGTCGAACTCCTGCCAGACGAAACTGATTTCCTCGATTGGGACAAGCCGCTGAGTGAGCAGAGCGAGAAGGTGAAGGCGGCGCTACGTAAGCTACTGAACGTCCCAGAAGTGACCGTTGACCAGCGCAACGATCCATTGAACGGCAACCCATGGGTTGCCCGTTCGAGCGGTTCAAATGTGGCGATTCATCCAGACAAGGAAACAGCCATTCGTCTTGGAAATGATGAAGCATTGAATCTTTATGCCCGCTCTGGCAGCGAGGCATATCGCGCCATCAATCCAGACAACGAAGCAGCTAGTGATGCGCTTGCAAAAGCTGGCATCCCCGGCATCAAATACCTCGACGCTGGTAGTCGTGGCGCTGGCGACGGCACCCGTAACTTTGTGATCTTCGACGAGAACCTTGTCCGCATCCTCGAAGAAAACGGTAATCCAGTCGAACAACCAAAGCCCTCCTACTCCACCGCCGATGAAGCCCGCCTAGCCGAACTCTACCAAAACCTCACGCCGGAGCTGCCTAATCCAGCCGTCCGCGAGGCTTACGACAAGCTGGCAACGAATCAGACGCAAGTAGCCATTTCCGACCTGCGTAACGAGTCAGGCTTGAGCAAGGAGGACTTTGCTAAGTCACTTCAAACCCTTTTCGACAACGGACAGGCGGTTCTTTCGCCCGCAAGCTCCATTGAGCAGCAGGAGGCCGACGCCGCTGAATATGGCGTGTTCGGACATGGAGGCACGCCAGCGTCGTTTGTGACGGTGATGCCTGAGACAAATCCCCAATATGAAAGCAGAACACCTATTATCCTTAAAGCCGGAGCCTCCACGTCTGTTGGTGGCGTCGGCATGGCGTCAATTTCGCCATCAGACAACTCTGAAAGAGCGCAGGCAATTCGAGAAGGCATTTCAAAAACGAACTGGAATGAGCTTTCGACAGCTCAGAGGGCGCAAGCTCTGGAAGAATTTGGACTTAAATCTATTTCATCGCGTTATTTCTTCGATGCCGCGATACTTCCTGTTCGAGCCACCAACGAAAGAACAGGAGAAAATCGACCTGCTAGTGTATATGTTGCTGAACCTTCTCCTGCAATTACCATCCAATTCGATGCGTCCGGGCTTTCCAATCTCCTATCTGGAGACGCGGTAACTGCATTCACGGCTGTTTATGACATCGCTCAAGAGGAGGTTATTCACACCGCCCAACACCTTAATGCCTATGCCAAGTGGCAAGATTCTGGTGTTATGCTTCCGTTTGAAAACTTTGAGGTGGATTATTACACCTCAATGCTTCTTGAGATGGTTCAGTCGGCATCGAAGGGACTGCCCAATGGAGATGCAAGGGTAGCAAACATCATTGTCTCGGCGTGGAACCTCTATAATCCAAATAGTCCGTCGAATGACATTAATCGGATTGTCGAAAAACTGGTTCAAAGCAATACTGCCCCAGCCTTCACAATGGAGGTTGGTCGTCAATTGATTCAATTCAAGCGTCAGGATTTCACCACCGAAACTGGTTGGATGCGCTTCGTTGAGGCGATGAAGAAATACCTGAGCGATGCTCTCGAAGCTCTAAAAACATCCCTTGGGTTGGCGCAAAGCGGTAAGGCGGGAGAATTGCTTCAACGTGAAATTCGGGACGTTGAATCAATCTTGGACAGGCTTGAGTCGAATCCCAATTCCATTATCCCTGCGAAGTTCAGTTTGGCGGATACGTCGAGCGATGCCGAATACCTTGCTGCCGTTGAGGCAGGCGACATAACTGCCGCACAGCGGATGGTCGATGAGGCGGCGAAGGCTGCTGGATATAACGTGGGTCCGGTGTTTCACGGAACTACCCGTAAAAAGGTCAAATACATTTCTCCAAGTAAGGCGGTAGAGATTCCCGGCGCAGCTTTCCTTACCGACAATGAAGACATGGCTTCTGAATATACGCTGCCGCGCGAGTATGGAGAAGTCATATACGAAGATGAAGACGGCAATGAAATAGAGCCGGGCATCGTGGTTCGGGCTATGGTGCACCTTAGTAACCCCAAGGTCGTTGACATGAAAGGCGGGGTGGGGGACACAGTCATTATGTCTAAAGCTGTGCGTGAAGCGAAAGCGGCTGGCAACGATGGGGTTATTTTTGAAAACGTGCGCGATGGTATGGCTGACTCGGATAACGAGGGAGCCAGCTACGCGATATTTGAATCCAACCAGATTAAATCCGCCGACCCCGTCACCTACGATGACGCAGGCAACGTGATCCCGCTTTCTCAGCGTTTTCAGCCCAAGTCACCCGACATCCGCTTCTCCCTCAACTCCGCCCAAGAAGAGTTTGAGAACGAGTCGGCTAAGGATGCGTCCAAAAAGGTCAAATCCATCGGTGCTCAAGTGGCCGAACTGCAAGCCAAGGCTGATAAAGCTCCGTGGCAGGGCGTGAAGATGCCCGTGGACATGGTTCTAGCGAATCATCCCGCGATGACAAATGAGGTGCGCGGTGAAATCATGGCGCTGGCTCGCAAAATCATCGCCTCCAAGCTGGCTGCTGGCATCCCCTACGAGGAGCTTGCCACGGATGTCACTAAGCCTTCTTTCATTGGCAAGGTGACGCAGAACAACGAGTTCTTCGCCGAACCGATGCGTCAGGCGCTCATAACCGAAGTTGGCCTTGTGATGCACACCGAGGCTCAACGTCTCGCCGCAGATGGCAAGCCTCTTGAAGCCGACATCCTGCTATCAAACTATCAGTCGGTGACGCAGGCAGCGGCTAACAAGGGCAGCGTTGGCTCCAATATCCTGCGCATGCAGCAGGGCATCATCAACGATGAACGCTATGGCCCCCTTCACATCTCCAACAACATCCGCGCTCTTCAAGCCGAGGAACGCCGCAAAACGGTGGGAACGAATGCTCCCGGCCTCGCTGATGAAGTGAAGGCTGTCGATGCTGCGAAGGATCAAGCCAAAAAGGCGGTCGAGGATGCCGTCGAGGATATTCAGGAGCGGTCTGACGAGGAATTTGCGATGGAGGCTATGGATGCGGAGGAAAAGAGCCTTTGGATTTCAGCAAAGAAACTCATTTCTAGTATCGGCGAAAAGGTCCGCGAGCTTCTGAATCGTGGCGATAAGGGATACAAGGCGTCATCCGCTGCCGCTCCATCCAAATTCGCCGGAGTTTCCAATGAAACTTTGAAGGAGGCCATCAAAAAAGATCGCGCTGAACTGAAGGCGGTCCTCAAAAAGCTCCTTGGAGTCGAAGAAGCCGCGCCATCCAAAGGCACCCGCAAACCCAAGAAAACCCCCGCTCAAATCCTCGCCATCCGCACTGCTCTGTTCAACAGCATGGCGAAAGAAGGCTTGCCCGTGGACCTCGAAACCGCTGTCGCTGGCATTACCCCGGTTCGCAGAACCATGTGGGATACGATGGTCGAGCGGATTGCCAAAGGCGTCACTGGCAAGGTTGAATCCATCGAGAAAACGCCGGATGAAAGTAAGCTCCTCAACGACCTCACCAACCAGCTTACCCGCGTTCTGCGAGATAGCGTTCAGGGAGAAAAGAAAGAGGCTCCAAAGGAAAGCCTTGGCCTGCGTGCCCTTCGCGCCTTTGGATACGTAACCAGCAACGACCAACTCGTTCGCGAGGCATGGGAGGCTGCGCGTGAAAACGCCGTCGAAGTTCTCGCTGACGTTAAGCGTGCTGAACTTGGCCTACCGAAGCTCACTGAACAGCTCGCCGCTCTCGAATCAGACTTGGCTGAATTTACCGCCCGCAAGGAGGGTGGCAATATCGCTCAACAAAAGTCCGCCGACGCCAAAATCGAGGCCACTCAAGAACAGATCAAGGACGTTAAGGCTAAGATTGCCTCCATCGAAAAACAGATCAAGGCTCTGCGCCCTGACTTCGTGAAACGTCGCGACGAATTGATGTCGGAGGTTCCGCGTCAGTTCTTCGCCACATCTCAGGCTCGCTCCATCATTCGCGAGGCTCTTGAGGACAAGTATGATAACACGAAGGAGCTGCTTGATAACGTCGAGGAGGCTCGCCAGCACGTCATCGACCGCTTGAATGAGGCTGTGGACAAAGAAGGTAACGTTGATCCTGCTCGCTGGGACCGCGATTCCTCGTTCATTAAGCGTGCCTTTGACGACATGGTTGCCGACATGCGTGAATCTCTCGCAAAAGCAGAGGCTAAACGCATCGCTGCGGCACGCGAAAAGCTGTTCTCCGCCACCGAGGAAGAACAAATCCGCATCATTCAGCGCAAGCTAAACGACCTGCGACCAGAAGAAGGCGGCATCAAAATTCCTTGGGACAAGCTCGCGCAAATCCGCATCTCGGAGCAAAAGACTTTGGAGTCGCAGATGTTCGAGATGCTGAAGTCCGATCCTGCTTTCGCTGGCCTGCCTGATTCCGACCTCGCAAAGCTGTCCAAGATCATCTCTAGGGTCTGGCAAAAGAAGCGCGAAACGGTCATCGCGAAGGAGTTGGAACGCATCGAGGCCCGTAACGACTGGTCTAAGAAGGCGAAAACAGCAGTCAAGGAGCACCATCCAAAGATCATGCGTCTCATCAACGCAGGTTTGTTCGATGACAACGCGCTCTACGCTCTCATCGCGGAGGAATACGGCTTCAAGGAACTCACTCCAGAACAGCAGGCTCGCGCCATCGCGATTACCGAAAAGTTCATGGACCCGAAGACGCCACGGTATGTGCGCGCTGCTCTGCAAAAGGAGTTCAAGGATATTATGATGGAGGTGCGCGGTCCTACGCTGCTCCAAACCCTCAACGCCGTTTGGTATTCGAGCGTGCTTTCGAGCATGCGAACCATGGCAACCATTGCGCTAAGTGTGTTGAACAATGGATTGACCTTCATTGGAGAGGCTGTTGCGACCGTTATCGCGAATCCAACCAATCCGTCTAAGTGGGTTCCGATCCTTGATTCGATTGATGCCATCGCGAAGAATCTCGGACCTGCTGCTGTGGATATGTGGAAATACTTGAAGACGGGCGATTCTGTCTATCTCGATTCCAACATCCTTAATGATCCATTCTACGCAGACCAAATCAAGAAAGGGGTCGCTCTGGATGGAGTTGATGTCGGCGAACGCATGTATCGCACTGCGAAGAATCCAGTTACTAAGGCGATTGGATGGCACGTCATGGTGATTACACGCCTGCTAAGAGTGCTGGACGGCTTCAATACTCGCTTGGGCAAGGTGTCCTCCATGCCTTTCATGTATCGCCGCCTTACGGACGAATACGACTCGTCTGTTGTGCGGGCTCTGACCGATCCGGCCCACTACCGCGAAAAACTGATTCAAGATGGCGTTGATCCAAACTCGCCCGCGCTGTCTGCTCTCGCGATGCACGCTATGCACGAAGATTGGGACAGCCAAAAAGGGCTACTCTCGAATCTTGAGCAGAACACCAATTACAACGCCGCGTGGAGTGCAATGACGAGCGATCCAAAGGGAGCCGGTGGAGTCCTCTATGGCTCGGTCAAAATGGTCGAGAGGTTCATGGGCACGGTTGCCGACACCTTTGAGAAGGTAATCGACCAGCGCCTTGAGATGATGGGCAAACAGGGTGTTGAAAAAGACCCGCTTGAGGACTTCATCGTTCGCAGGCTGGGCAAACCATCGTCCTACTTCCTCAATTATCTAGCATCAGGACTCCTGCCCGGACTTGGACTTGGATTCGTTCGCGTGGTGGGCAATAGCTTGAATCAGGCCATCAGCCTTATTCCGGGCCTTGGCCTGCTTCGTGTGATGGAAAACCAAGACCCTCGCCAAAAAGTCGCTCACAGGGCGCTCCTGATGCGCAATCAGGCGTTCGGAATGATTGGCCTCATGGTCATGGTGAAAGCCCTAAAGGACATCGAAGACGAGCCAGACGATGAAAAACGCGGCTGGGGCATTGAGGGCAACTGGGAAGGCCTTACTCCGCAGCAGAAAGCCGCTTTGTTCGCATCCGGCGCGCAACCTAACTCGTTCTTTGTTTATCGTAATGGGAAACGTGTAAATATCCGCTATTCGGAATGGCCCCTTGCGTCCATTTTCAGCCTCACTGGCAACCTCTCAGACAACATTAAATACCGCCCCGAAAGCTGGCAGACGGCTAGTGCCGGGTCGAAAGCAGCGAAGGCCGTGTATTACATGTGGTCTAGCGCGTTCACCATGCCTGCCATTTCTCAGGCTATGGAGAACCTTGGCGCTCCCCGAGGCTCTGAAGACCCGTTTGAGGCCGCAGAACGCCGCATTCCGAAGGCTCTGGCCTCGTTTGCCGGTGGCTACATCCCTCGCTCCATTAAGGACTTAGACATGTGGATGCAGTCGGAAACCAACCGCTACAAAGGCTGGGAATCGCTCGCCAAGGAAATCCCATTCGTTCGCCGCGCTGTCGGCACCGAATACCTCGACGTTTTCGGTAAGCAACTCGAAACCGACCGCGCTCCGTGGAGTCGTGTGTTCACCGAAGGGCCGGACGATCCCGCCTATCAGCTACTCGGCAGGCTGTCCGCAAAGGGCGTATGGCTGTCTCCACCTAATCCCAACGGCAAGCTCGTTGGAGAGGGCAGTAAACGCCGGGAAATGACTCCTGACGAGGGCGTGATGTATCAGAAAGAGGTCGGCAAGGGCTACCGCCAACTCGTTCTGCGCTACGGCAATCGCCTGCTCCAGATGCCCGAGGAGCGCGCCAAGAAATTCGCCTCGCAAAAGGCTGAAGAGGTGCGAGAAAAGGTCACGGCCAAAATTGACCGAATAGTCCGATGAAAGCCCTCGTTCGCGCCATAGAAATACCAAAGTTCAACAAGGACCGCATCAAAGGCCTGTTTCCGGGCTACTCACTCATCGGCGATCCGTATGGCTGGTTTTACCCTGTGGAACAAACCAAAGTGGTCGTCGTCAGCTACGGCTGGTCTAGCCTGATTGAGGCCGTGAAAGTGCATCTAAAGGGCAACGGCATCGAGGAGCCGCTGACCTTGGAGCTACAAATGGCCGACTTCATGTGCCAGCATGTGCCCGAGTGGTGCGAGGAAATGAATCCAGAGCGCGAACAGAAGGTGTCGGCATGGAAGATGATGAAGTCGTTCTACAGGGCTGTAGAGGCAACGTGGCATGAGGGCCAAGTCAGCCAAGAGGAGGCGGACAGGCGTGCGGCTATTTGCGCAAAATGCCCGAAGAATGTCGATCAACAGGTCAATTTTTGCATAGGCTGTTACGCCAGAAGCCTTGTGTCGAAAGTGAACGATCTACTTGGTAGCAAGCGGACGGCGCATGATGAGAAGCTGAAGACGTGTTCAGCATGTGGGTGCGACCTAAAGCTCAAGACGTGGATACCAAAATCAGGTGTCGCGGACAAGACTATTGAGTGGCCTGCTCATTGCTGGGTGCGGGATAGTATTTAGCTAGATTCCATTATTAGCCACTTGTGGGCAATAACTTGCCCAACTTGGGAGCATTCATCAAGAATGTGAGGTTCCATCAATCGAGACATGTCAATAATACTGACTCCAGTGGAAGCTCCGCCACGAAAGCACTCGATGGATTGCTCTGTATTTCCGTCTGAATTGAGACGGAATGGGCAGCGAGTTTTTGAATTTTTAAGCTTTTTGGTCAAGTCGCCTTTGTATGTGACAAGAAATGTCATTGCTTCTATTTTCATCGCTCACATGCCTCCCAAGCGTTAGGGTTCCATTTGCCGGTCGTGGGGATGGAGCGGTTGATGAGCCAACCGTCCTCCATTAGTTCATCAAAGGGAAAGTCGCCATGATCCAACTGAACACAGTCTTCATATACGCCAGTTACAGCGTGCCAAGTTGAAGGCTTTCTGGGCGGCACAATAAATATACTTCCCGGCAAAACGTCCTCTGGCCCAAGCGGCACCTTCGGCTTTGGCTCGCGGGTTTTGGTGACGCGGTAGGCGATGATGTCGCCGAAGTTTTCTTCATGCTCCCACCTCATGTGGGAGGGCGGGAACTTACAACGGTGGCCTAAAGATGCCTCTTCATGATCCATCTTGCGATATTTATTTTCCCACTCCTCCACCTCCTCGTCCTTCAACGGGCACTCTCCGCCGTGCCACTCGATCCACGGGATTTCGTCGGGTTTCTGAGCTTCAAGCTCGTCGGCGAAGGAGCGAATCTGTTTTGCGATGGCGTGGATGTTCATATCGACTTCAACCTTACGTTAATTGGTGAAGGGTGTCAAGACTCTTCCGTATCGCGAATCACTTCAAACCGGAAGTGATGCCCTCGTAGCTCCATCATGACATGGCGGTATCGCTCTCCGTCTCGCAGCTTCTTGAAGAATACCTTTCTCACATTTGAGGGTTTATCATCCTCCTCGGAGTCACGCTTCCACGCTGGCTTCTTGCTGGTGTCTTTGACCTTCTGAATCTGAAGGAGGTTGTCTGCATCCTGCTCAATCGACATCGACTCACGAACCTCGCCTTCCTTATTCTGTTGGGATGGCATGATGATATGGCACCCCGTAGTTTTAGCGCATTGTTTGGCCGTGGCCGTGATATGAGCCACCTCCCGCTCCCGGTTCTTTTTGTCCGTCATGGAGGTTTTGCAGAGCTGGATGTAGTCGATCATGGCTACCAGCATTTTCCCGGCTGGCACCTTTTTGGACCTGCGGGTGATGTCCCGGCAGATTTGCTCAATGGACTTCCCGGCCACGTCGATGATGTCGAAGGGCCATTCCACGACCTTTCGGGAAGTAGAAACCAGAGCACCCTGTTCTCCTCTCGTCATCAGGCCCATTTTGAGGTTTTTGGCGTCCACCTTGGCCTGAGAGCAGAGAATGCGCCTAGCTTCGGCCTTGGGCATCATTTCGTAGGTATAATCGACGCAAGGATGGCCTTCCTTGGCGGCTTCCTCAAGAATCTGGCGGCACAGCGAGGATTTACCGTCGGAGGACTCAGCAGCCACGACGGTTAGACATCCGCGCTCTAAACCGCCCATGATATCGTCAATTTGGTCGATACCAGTCGGAACGCCTGAGTATTTCCGGCCAGAGGAGGCCTGATTCTCGCTGTCCTCAAGCACCTGCATGACCAGTTCCCGAATGGGGGTAAATGGTAGCTCGGCACTCTCTTCCGCGTATGAGGCGTCTTTTGCGTCCTGTAGGCGTTTAAACGCGTCGTCGAACACAACCGTCACTTCATCCTCAATCTGCTCTGAACCGTGCTCAAAAGCCTGTGTAATGGTCAAAGCGGAGGCGTGGATGATTTGCCGTAGCGCAAACTTCTCCATGACGATCTTCCGGTAGAAGGGGAAATGGGCCGAAATCGGAGTAAATCCCCAAAGATCGCTAATTGCTACAGCTCCGCCTACTTTGTCGAGGAGGTTTTGCTCACGGAGGGTGTGAGTGAGCGTCACAGGGTCAAATGGCTTACCCTTGGCCGCTAGGGCGTGGATGGCCTCGTAAACCGTCCTTGTGGCGTCGTGATAGATGGTCACGGGTGCCGGACACTCATTCAGCAGCTCGGGGCGTTGGAGCAGGCAGGAAATGATGCCCTTTTCAGCCTCGTCTGAAAAGGGGAGGGCGCGATTGATGGAGGCGAGTAGTTCTTCGGTGGAGAGTGTCATTTAATTACGGCTTCCTTGATAATTGTGTTCCACTTGGCTGCTAGATGCCAGATTTCCGAGACTTTGATGTCTTTGGGGCAGAATTTATCCTCGTTTTCTCGATACCAGCACCACTTTACGATTTCCATAAGCTCTCCAACGGGCTTGTCGGTGTGGGTGAGTAGCTTTTTGAGCATGGCTCCGTCCTGAGCTTTTACGAAGTATCGCTCCCCAACTCGCTCAAAGTGGGCTTCACAGAAAGCGTCGATGAATTGACTGTGGCGTGGATCGGTTGGCTTAGGCGGTCTGCCACGTCGTTTGGGTGTTTCAGCCAAAATGGCCTCCTTCTCGACTGGCTTGGGAAAGGTAAACAGTTCCCCAAGATCGGTGCCCGAATTTTTTAATTCGGGAATATCTGTAGTACTCTCTGTATATATAGGAGTTTGGGGTAAAGCAGCAATCTTGTTTGCTGGTTCGCCGCATTCTAGTATGTGGTTTTCCCGCATACTGAGGGCATTTAATTTCGCCACGACCTCCATCTTGGACCGTAGTTCGCCAACATTCAGGCGATAGTAGAGCTTGGCTGGAACCCCCTCTAACTTCTCTTGGAGCACTCCCTTTTCTCTTAACTGCCTGCGAGCCGACTCTTGCTCGTAGCGAGTTAAGGTCGTTTCCTGCTCCCACTCCTTTTGAGTTTTGTAAAACCACCTAGCCGGGTCGCTGGTTCGACTACTCCAGTAGTAGGCCTGACTAAGGAATATGCCAGCGGTAGCAGACCCGCCAATCTTGGCAAAGATGGGATGAAATTGAACCCACCGGCTCAGAAGTTCTCCAATTAGTTCGTCACTCATAGCTTGCTTGTTTTGAGCCATTTTGTTAGACGTTCAATCAGTCCAGCAACCTGCTCCCTGTTGACATGTATTCTGGTGTGTAGGGAAACATCATCTGGAATGGGGTAATCAATCCAGCCGTTTTGTTGAGATGTCTCAAGGCCAAGTTTGGTGGCATGTTTTGCCAAAATCATTGGCTTTGCGTCATCAACGCCTATCCAAAGTGCCGAACCACCAACTGCATTATTGCAGTCTTCCAAACAAATTGAGCTTTGTTGAATCGAGCACTCTTGTTGATTGAAGTCCTTAAACCGGACCACCTCAAATCCGCGATGCGTATGTTCTTTTTTTCCTAGTTTTTTCATGTCTCTAAAAGGCCATCCCCGCGCCGACTAGAAGCGGAAGCCCGGAAGATACGGGATTTCTAGCGGAACGGGGATGATGTAATTTTAGGGGCATTTTCTCTTCACCGCTTCCACACGGCTTTCCCTCCCTATACCACAGCGCAAAACGCTGTCAAACCGATGACTAAAACCTCCTATTCGGAGGCTGGATGATGATCTGAATAAGCAGGCAGAACACAAAGGTCCAAATCATCACGGTAGCGCCATCGAAGTCTTTGGGCTTCTCAGGCTCCGGCTGGCTACCCGGATATTCGTGCCAGAAGGCTAGGGTTTTCATCGGAAAAGAAACGAAAAAATGGCAATGAAGATGGCGACTAGGATTGCGATCCCAACCAGATTTGCGAGCATGAAAGTGCATCCAATGCCAATCATCGCGGCCTTTTCCGTTGGGGTTTCAATGTCTTTGCGTGGTTCGTTCATGGGATGTATGATTTGGGTTTGGGCAGACTCTTCCAAATCCGTCCTCGGTGTAGGTATTTCAGTTTCGTTCATATACTTTATCTCCTTCGTTCGAGAAAACCTCCACCATATCATCCAGTTCGTCAACGGCGGCTTCCCAAATAGCGATGCGGTGGATAGGGTGGTAGCTTGAGATTTGATGGGCTAGCAAGTCGATAAGGATTTTCGTCACCTCATCCTTGTCGGCCTTGGTTACTGACAACGTGGCCGCTAGGCGATTGGCTAGGCTGTGAGCTGGCGAGGCTTTGGTGTTGGGCATGTCATTTGATGGTTCTCCGGCAGTATTCAGCAATTAGGGCAGCATCAACGAGGCCGTCATGAGGCACCTTTGACCGGCTGGTAGCCAGCCAGCTTTCATTCGGCCATATCACCTTGGCGGCTCGCAAGGCTGCTGGTTTAGTGTCTCCCTTAACACATCCGGGCAGCATGACTTTCTGCCACGATTGAGGGGTGATGCGCTCCCATCGCAGGTGTTTCAGCTCACACATGGCGCGTAATGCGTGGAACGAGCCAGCCATAGCCTCTGCCGCACGGTAGGTTTTGGCGTTGGTGGGCTTTTCGATCATCACGACCACTTGGTCTAGCTGATGGCCGACACGCCCGTTTAACCACTGCCAGACGGCGACAACATCAATCTCTCGGGTTGTCTTAGCGCCCTTCTTTGGAGGCACATATTCCTTCACGGGCATCGTAGTCATAGCCACGATACTTTGTCCTGATAGGATACACAGGGCACCCGAGAGCGAATTGTCGATGCCGATGCAGATCATGCTTTCTCTTGTGCGATGATTTGAACAAAGGGCTTACCAATGCCGGTCGAGCGATACTTGAGGTCGGTCACAGCGCCACAGGCATGCGAGCCGAGGAACTGGATTTTGACCTCTACGGGAACGTCGCCTTGCATGGCTTGGATGGCTTCGAGTTGGGTGATTAGTTCGGAGATGGGCATAGTTGTGTAGGTTTAGCGTTCAGATCAATTTCCAGCCCGAACTCAGGCGAGGACTCTCCACGACGGTCAACCGGCAGTTCGGAGAGCATGACCTGTTTAGAGGTCAATGTAAGCTGCTGGCGGGTGATAACCGTGCGCCCGTTGATCTTGTTCAGGTGCAGGCCAAGGGCTTTGCACACGGAGCGGAGGCGAGAGATTGGCGAGGTGTATCCGTTGATTGGAAGAGGCCTGTCATTCTCCCACTTTTGGCAAAGCGGAGGCAGAAGGCCAAGGCTTTCACAAACACCGATGCGGTCAATATCCCGCAGAGCCGTCATGGCCCACTCGCGAGAAGCCCAAGGCATCACCTTGATGCGCTCAAGCTCGGTGATGTTGGCGAGAATCCATGCGATCATGGTAGCCTTTCGGCTTTTGCGGACCTTGCCATTGGCGGCAGCGGCCCATTCGAGCATGGCGGATATGGAGCAGGTCTTTTGGTTGGGTGGTTTCATATTCAAGCGAGTTTACCGTGCATGTGCGGACGGCTGGCGTTGTATTGCATTTTGATGTGAATGGCGCGTCCAAGGTCGATGTCAAAGGCGCGAGCGGAGTCGAAGGCGCGGATCACGATGTCAGCAAACTCTTCCTCTGCGCAGGTGAGCGGAATGTCTTTATCGCAGGGCATGTTGAGCATTCCTTTGCGTGCGGCCTCCCAAAGCTCGGAGATTTCGCCGTGGAGGTTGGCTGTCCATGCAGCCATAAGTTCCACGTCAGACTTGTCCATATCGCCGTCGTGAAAGCCTTTGATAGCAGCGTTCTCGTAGGCGTCGGATGCGATTGTATTGATGGTGTCGATTTGATCGGAGGTCATATAAGCAACTGTAAGCTGAGTTGTGCGCGTTGTCGAGTCGCGCCCCTCGGTTGTTGAATGCTCAATACGGAATCGTTTCGTCGTCATTGGCTTCCTCTTCAGCCCGCTTGATGAAGGAGGGCTTGGCGGCGTCTTTCTCTGCCTTCTTGGCAGCCTTAGAGCCGTAGTCCTTCACGACGTTCTTGGCGGCATAGTCGCCAGATGCAGGATCAATGTCGATCTTGACCTTGCCAGCGCATCCAACGAGGTCTGCGGCCTCAATAGCGCCAGCCTCGTAGGCGTTAATCATGCCGACAGTCTCGAAGAAGTGACGCAGCTTGAATGCCATCGCCTCCATCAGGTAGTCGGTGACAAACTGGAAGCCTTCTCCGTGGAAGACCTTCAGGTTGACTTTAATCATTTCCTTGCCGCTCTTTTTGGAAACGGCATCTTCAGCTTTAACGACCTCGAAGTCGTATTCCCCCTTGGGAAGGAGGTTTTCAAATTCGAGTTCTTCTGGTGTTTTGGGTGTGAAGCGCATGGCTTGTGTTTGGTTTACTTGGTGGGGGTGATTTTGGCGAGGAGGGCGGCGATGGCTTTGGATGCCTGCTCAGTGGTGAGTTCGCTCCAGTCAGAAGCGGAGGCTTTTGTAAGCCACTTTTGCTTCTCTTCCTCGCTCATCTTGAGGAGGTCGGCGAGGCGGACGATTTCAGCCACCTGTTCAGGCGTGGCTAGGGTGATGACCTTGCTCTCGGCGTCGATCACGTCTTTGCCGTAGCGAAGGGCAAACTCGCTGTAATCAAGCTGAAAGCGTTCGCGGTCAGGGAATCCCTGAAGGCGCGATTTGCGGATCAGGCCAACGCGGGATTGGCCCTGCTTGAGCACTTGAATGGACAGGTCCAATTCGTATTGAACTTTGTCCCAACAGTCAAAGGTGGTTCCAACCTGAGTGCGGTTGCCTTGACCGTCCACGCCCCATTCTTCCTTCTCATGGCAGATGAGGACGACATTCATTGGCAGGCGGTGAATCCAGTTCATCAGACGGCGCATGAAGGCCACAGCAGGCTTCTTAGAGGCACCAAAGGCATCTTTATCACCAAGGCGCTCCTGTTCATTAGCAACGAGCGTGTTGAACAGCTTTGTGATGGAGTCCACGACGACGGTTTTGAACCCGTGCTTTTCCGTGGCAAGGGCTTGGAACTGAGAAATGACAGTCTCGCCATCGAGGGAGCCATCTTCCGGCCCCATAATCATGCCGCCAGATTTGGTCAGCTTGTCCATGTAATGAGAGCGTGCGGCACCGCCCTCCGTGTCGATGTAGTAACAGCTAGGAAAGTCCAAGCTGAACCATGTTTTACCGACGCCTGATGCGCCGAAGATGAGGATTTTGGGTTTGGATGGCTCGACTTTATCGGGCGTTTTTGCTTTTAGTTTGCTCATAAGAGTAGATTTCAACATTAACATGCGGCTGCGTGATTTACAACCTCAACCTTACGGAAAAGAACAACCCGCCTGAGTGAACAGACGGGTTGCAAATAGGCGACTCGGGCCTCTCATTCGGCTTTCACCGGAAAGGCTCCCTACACTCATTGAACAGGCAAGAACTAGTTACTTCCTGATTTTAGTGTCGCGGTTTGGTCTTGCGGACCTTTGCGCCGAGTCATTTAGGAAAACAGAATCCAGCGGGCAAGGATTTGAACCCTGCATCACCCCTGCGGGGCTTATGTTGTATTCCACTCTGGAACGTTACTCAGAGCTACTTTACACCATCTTCCATTGAGCCGCTAAGCTCGGAAGGGCTTACACCAGATTTAGCTACCGCTGGATTCTGCTTTCAGTTGTCAAAGATCAAGGTGCCCTCTCCGACATTCCAGACTGGAGGGCCAGCCTTCACTAGGTAACGCTAATACCTCGGTGTGTGTCGGTCACGGAGTAACCTTACGTTTATTCTGGCATGTTATCAAGTGTCCAGTTTGGCTTTTTGATGTCGTGCATGAAATTGTTCAACTTCCGGCCCATCTCATACCCGCGATCAAACTCCTGCGCTTTCTCGTTGAGCAGGCGCACATTCCAGTTGCGGTTGAAGCCGATGAAGGCTGGGACGACGAAGGCCAGAATGAATGTGGCACCCGCAAAGAAGGGAATGAGGAGGGATTCGAGGTCGGTCATAGCTTCGCTTGTTGTTCGAGTTGACTCAGGCATTCAGGATGCACCGCCGCCCATGAGGTGATGATAGCCCGCATGGCACCGTTTTCCACGGCTAGGCGGTCGCGCAAGGGAAAGAGTAATACATGGTAGGCGAGGATGGTGTCGAGGTGTTGGCTGGCTAGGTAGTGCGGCATTAGGAAGGGGGTCGAATATAGATTACTCAGGCCAGTTTCCAGACTCGGCTTTGGACCAGAATGCCTTGGCAATCTCTTCGTTGCCTTGGGCGAGTCGAAGGTATTCAGCTTTCTTTCGAGCGCGAACCTCGGTGTCATAGATGCGTTGGCGAATGGTTCCAAGGTCGTCGCGGCACTCTTCACAGAGTTGGGTGAAGGCCTCGCAAGGCGTATCGTCTTCGTATTCTTTGAGCTTTGTGGCAAAGTTGGTCAGCGGGAAAGCGGACACATATCGCTCCATGACTGAGAACTCGCCGTTGATGATTTTTGCCCGCTTTGCCGGATAGCCTTCCTCCTCAACAAAGAGGGTGTTTTTTAGGGCGTTGCGAGCCTCGTCGGGAGTAACGAAGCAGATGCCGCTGCGCTCAACTCCACCGTATTGTTTTGGCGTGCAAATCTCGTAGAAGGTTTTGCAGTCAGCGGGCAGGTTGAAGCCGGAGCAGCCGATGTTTTCCACGATGTTGTCGAGCGAGAGAGGGGTTTTGATGCCACGGTGAATGGCTTCAATTTTAACCGCGTCTGTCATTTGCTCGCTGGAAAGGGCGAGTTTTTCGGATTCTGTGAGGTCGAAGTAGCGTTTCATATTATTGGTTTGTTTGTCTAGTTTCAGTTAGTGCGAGGCGTTTTACTTTACGTTTACGAGGCTTGAAAGTGCCCGGTAGCTTTAACCGGCGCAGCAGAGAGGAATCGAGGAGGACAACGCGGCCCTTGAACTCGACCCCATGCTCGATGCAGTATCGAGTTGCGGCGTCGATTTGGATGGCGGGGCGGAGGATCATATTTTGCGGACGGTGTTTTCCGGCAGCACGCCCCAAGTCTCGCCAAACGAAAGTCGGACGTAGGGCTTGTTGACAGCGATCACTTGGCCTTCGCCTCGCAGTGGATGACGGATGCGGTCGCCTGCGCGGAGGTTTTGCGGCTCATGTGGTTGGGGTTTGAGTAGGTGTTTCATATCAATCGTCAGGGTATTTAAGGTCGTCTTGAAGAATGTCGGCCAAACGTTCTGCCTCGTTTTGATCTTCGCAGGCTTCGCA